AGCCATCGTCGGATACATGAACAAGGGGAAGTTCGGATGGATATGCCTCTCGTTCGCCAAAGGCGACACGCTCTACCCGCACTACAACAGACGCACAGGGGAGATGGAAATCTTCGCACGCGAATATACAAGCGAAGACGACTATGGGGACAGAAGGCGATTCGTGGATGTGTGGGACGACAAATACTACGTATGCCTTATGGACGCAAGCGAATCGAAGGAAGAAAGCGATGATGAGGAGAATCAGGACGTCTCCAGGACGATTCCGCAAGACTGCCTCCTCAGCAAGTTCGACATCGACGACTACGAGGTGGTGGAATGCGAGCCGCACAACTTTGACAAGATGCCTGTGGCATACCACCGCGACGACAGCGGAGCATGCTGGAGTTTCAGCCAGGACTCCATAGACAATTACGAGATGGCATTCTCACGACTCGCACAGAGCAACCACGACTTCGGACTGCCGATATTGACGGTTACTGGAGAAGGGTCTGAGGAACTGACGTCGGAAGACATGTCGTATGCCTCCAAGGTCATCACGCTGCCTACGGACGGAAAGGCGGAGTTCCTTAACAGGCAGGATGCCTCCAATGCCTACAATGCGGAACTGAAGATGATAGAAGACCAAATCTATCGTCAGTCTTTTGCCGTACGCACACCGGAACTGAAATCCGGCGACACGCCAGGAGTGGCCATCAAGATGCTCTATTCCGATGCCGTCGAGAAGGCCATCAATGACGCACAGCTGTACCAGCATGCCATACACGACCTCGTGGAATTGTTCAAGTTCGGCTACGGAGTGGAAGCAGAAATGAGACTCGACTTCGCCAGAACGGAGATTTCGTTCTACATACTCCCCTATATCCACGTAAACGAAACAGAACGTACTACAATCCTTGCAACAGCGGTTCAAAACGGGTTCTGCTCCAAGCAGACTGCCGCTGAGAAGTTCACGCTGTCCACACCGCAGGAATGGACGAGGAAACTGCGCGAAGAGCATGACGAGGAGATGCGCAAGCTGCTGCTTCAGGAACAGACGCTCGAAATGCAGAACAGCGAGAATCTGGAATACCAGGAGGACCTTGCAGATATTCAGACAGAGCAGCAAGTGGAGGTCATCAAGGCACAGCAGCAGGCATCCAATGAGGAAGACGAAAAGAAGAAGATTTCAATACGAAAAGGCAACGTGGCTACAGGCAGAGGCCGTGGAAGACCAAGAACGGTAGGAACTGACAAGTGGGGTAACAGACAGAACGAGAATAATTGGCAAAGATATGATGCCACACATTAAGGACGAAGGGGAGTTTATCGCTCCCCTTCTTCGTACACACGCCGGTGTGCTATTTTCTTGCTTCGTCCTTCAGTTCTTCATACTTCGGGCATAGCGTACATGTAAGCGGTATATACACGTGGATGATGTTCTCGTCGTCATCCTTTGTCTCTTCCTTCTTCATGGCGAAGAGATCTGCAAGTTTCATGGCAGCCTCCACTTTCTCCTTACCCTTGAGATCCCGCATTTCTGTGGCAATGATTTTCGCCACCTCATCCTTTGAAGGAATAACAGCGTACTCAGGCACGATACTTCCATCATACACACCATCAACAGACGGGAAGCCGGCACGTATTTTCTGTACGACATCGGAAAAGTTCGGGTTCTGCACTATGTTGTCACGGATGGACGCATTCTGCGATGCCGAGAATGAGGCATTTTCATAATAGGCCAAGGCATAAGCCTCTGCCGCCGTCCAACCTGCGGCCATCAACGTGGCCAAAGCGTAACTTTGCACGGGAATCCCGTACTTCTTGGCTTCTTCTTTCAGCCTTTTCGATTCTGTAGTCATTTATATAAGTACTTTCTTATTATATTTCCTTTTATCTCCCCTATCAGGCATCTGGAACATCAAGATATTCTGATGGACCTTGACTAATTTTCCATACTTCATACTGCAGTCTGCACGCATGGCTGCACTACCATTGGGCATGTAGTATATTGCCTCATTATAATACCCCATCCCACAACTCATCATAGCATTGATAGTACATGGAATCAACCCCTTATAATAGTGGTCGCGTCCACGAACCTCTCCGACAACGAATATAGCCAGCCCTCCGTTCTTTAACAGAGCACATGATTTCGCTATTATATCACGGTAGGCATCGGAGAAATCCGACCATCGCATATTGCTGAGGTCGCCTTCGAGTTTTGAATATTTCTCCAAGTTCCAATAGGGAGGACAGGTGAAAATTAGGTCGAATGAATCTTTCAGGGATGGTAGCACTATACGACTATCACCAACAATCCATTGAGGTTTAATCGGGCAATCGTTCAGTATATTTTCGGAATCCTCCTCATTTGCTTTTACTTGTTCTTCGCGAATCTCTATCCCGACATATTGAAGACCCATCAAGGCTGCAATAATCCCACGTACACTGCCTCCTGCGAACGGGTCCAATACTTTCCCTCCTACTGGACAATACCAGCGATACATCACCTCGCACAAAACAGGGTCGAATGTACTAATGCCAGACATGCCACACATTTTATGCAGGTTCTCTAATTTTGTCTTTGCATTCTCCCGTGTGGCTTCACCGCGTATTCCAAGACTCAACAATTCGCGCTTCCTCTTCTTCCAACTTGGACTGCAAGCAGGCAAGACGGAGAATGGAGACACGCCGTACTTCTCCTTTATCCTCCCAGTCGGTACTTCAATGCTATTGCCAAACAAGTCAGTCTCTGTCATGCGAAATCCTATTTGACACCGATATGCCAGAATCCACCTCCATGGTCGTTCCTTTCGTTGGCATTATGCCGCCATTTAGCTTAATTTTTACCTCCATATCAGTTTTTTCTTCAATTATATTTGGTCAGTTCGATTATTCGTTCTATATTTGCAAAGAGAAATAAGAATCGGTGTGATGCCTGCTCCTCTGATTGCAGTTCATTGGGTTACGGTCATACCGATTTTTTGTATCTCCTTAACGCATTCACAATTTCTACGCCATCAGTTATTGAATGTATTAAGATTTTACCATCATTAAATTCCCTCGCGATTATCCAAGAGGGTTCACCTGCAACTTTCGTTTCAAATATCTGAGCTGTAAATGACGCATTGTGAACATCAGGCATACCGCCAAGATAATTACTATTGCTTATTAGTTCACTCATTCTCAACAACAATTCATTCTTTTCCGCATAATGTTTGTGCGGTTGGTTTAGCCACTCACGTATGCCGGTTTTAGATATTCTGAGTTCCTTGCCAAACTTTTCATTAAAGAATGTTTGTTCTGTTAGTTTTATCGCCAATTCCTTTATTTCTTTTCGACGACGTTTATCCAATTCCGAGATCGCGGTTTTGTTGTTTGAATTGGCTTTCTCGGTTTGGTCGACCATTCTTGTTTTTGTTACAAATTCCTCGTCATTCGACATCGAATCTTGCCTATAGATAGGCATCCGCCAGCAGTAACATGAAGGATGAATCAAAGGGGGTTCGTCCGCAGCTCCTTCATCAAGAGAATGGAACCCCACCTCGTCTTCGCACATCTGACAGGGGAAATCACTCCCTCTATCCTGCCAATAACCGATGCAGGTCTTATCCTCCTGCATATCCATCAGCTGATTGCGCATCCATATCTGTGCCACGGCAATACCGAAGATGGTCTTTATGGCATCGTAACCGTTCACGGGCACGCCTTGCACATTAGGACTGCCGTCAGGGAATGTTGCCTTGCCTCCGTTCCGTATATACGGAGCAGCGAAATCCAACGGATGTTTCAAAGCAGTCTGGAACTCGGAATTGACATTGACATGCTGAATGGCAGTCTTGATCTTCGTGCGTGCCTCAGTCTTAGTGAGGTTGGATGCCTTCATAGAAGCAATAAGCGCTTCTGCCTGACGCAGCGTACGCCACAAATAAGCGTGAACTGTGTCGCGCAAAGACATATTACGGTGTCCGAGCGAAAGCAGAATGGCAAGCAGGGCTATGTATCGGTTATTATCCTTAGTACACGACAATGCGGCATCTTGCACATCCTCCATCAGCTCTTCCTCAAGTTCGTCCATGACCTCGGAGACTTCACCCATCATATCCTCGTTCACTTCGCTG